TCATTTCAGCTGTCGGTGGGAGAGCCGGATACTGTGCTTGGAACTGTAGCTCGTGAACTTTGAGCGGAGTGGGTAGGTTTTTTCCTACCGGGCTCCACAGTTTGGCGTTCTTCTTGAGCGCCCTGTTTGTTGTTCCTTCCATTACTGCCGCCTTGAGATCATCGAGATCGAGATTTGCATCGAACAGAAGGTTGACGCACTGTCGTCCCATGATGTCGTTGTACAAGTCCGAATAATCGCTCTTGGCTGGCAAGTATTGTGTTTCCGGCATGCGGCGTTCCGCAAGTTTCCATGTCTGCCAGGTCACCTGTTGGTGTGCGAGTGAGATTGGTCTTGTTGCCTTCCAGTTGATGAGAATCAGATGAGCTAGACGCATGTCCAGTTCTGAAGGTTCTCCCCAACTTCCTGAAGGTAAGCCCATTCCCCCTAGCCACTCCGGGATGTACCATGGCAGCCGACACTTGTCGAGAATGTCTTTGTGACGCCTGATGAAGGTCTTCATGACTTCCTGGTGAAGGTGCAGTGGTGCAGATCTGAGTAGTTCCCTCGCTCGGCAACCGATGTTGTTTCGTGGATCGTCTTGGTCGTTGAGACCGATTCCCCCCTGGCTTCTTTTCAGTCCAGAGAGGAGACCCATGTTAACAAATTCCGTTTGCACGAGAAAGGTTTCTCGCTTGATCTTGCCCCCTCGTTTGGCCTCGCAGTCGATCAGTTTAGCTTCTTGCACGCGCTCGAAGTTTGTGGAATTGATATCCATGAATTCGCGTGTGTGAAAGGTTTTTCCGATTGACTCCTTGAGTCCGCCGAACGTTGTGATTGCTTTCCATATCGGATACAATGTCTTCTTGCTACGGATCGCGGCGTCATCGCCGTTGATCAAGAGTCGTGCGTTCTTCAACAGAACGACGCGCTTCTCCGCAATTTCCATGGCCCATCGGCACATGGCTGCGTTAGCAAGACAGAGAATTGGAAACGATGTGATGGAGCCCATCAACTGCCCACCAGTCTGCGGTTTGTGGCCCTCGTAGATGTGTTGCGTGAGTGAGCGTTTGAAAAGCGCACGCTCCAGTGGTAACAGATTCAAGATCTCGCCAATTTCTTCGGCGAGTGTTTCTGAAACCCACGGTTTGAGATTGTCGGTGGCCGCCTCGTAATCCGCTGAAAGGTACTCCTCGTCTTCGTAGAGTTCTCTGCCCATTTGATTGAGCACGATCTCTTCGGTGACGGGTGTTCCAATTAGTTGGAAGACCGGGTGGCGCCGCAATGTCGAATGCAACTTCTTCCACAGAGGCCGCATAACAGTCTGTAG